CCACCCCCACAACAAGAAGTTTCTTTTAGAAAAGAAGAACCAAAACCACAAGAAGTCGGAATCAAGCAAAAATTAACCATGATGCAAAGTTTTGCCATGGCAATTACCTCCCGTGGTTTAAATAACGAAAAAGTAACAAAACCAATTAAACAGTTGAGAGTTCTTTCTTGTTTTGGAAATCAGGCACAAGGTGGTGTTCTTCCTCCATGTGAGCATCTGAAACAGTCAACAACTCCAGGAAAATTCTATTGTGGTGGTTGTGGTTGTGGAGATAGAAAGGGAACGTGGTTAAATGCTGCCGAAGAGGAATACAGCAAATTAGACTACCCAAAACTAAATTGTCCATTGAATATGCCAGGGTTTACAAATTATCAAAAGTCTAAACCAGACGAAGCAGTTTCTCCAATAACTCGTAGATACTACATTGAACAATTGCCATATAAAGAAATAGAAAAGATACAAGTGACAAATCCAGAACCCCCAGTCAAGCAAGATCAAACTCCGCCTGAACCATTAAAATAAACAAAAGAACTCTCCTTATAAATAAAGTAAGGAGAGTTTTTTAATGGCAACTTCATTTAACGCACCAGACTCAAGACAGACATTAATTGATTATGCCTTGCGTACACTTGGTCATCCTGTTATTCAAATTAACGTAGACCAACAACAGTGCGAAGACAGATTAGATGAAGCACTTCAATATTTTACAACCAGACACTATGATGGTGTTCAAAAGGTGTATTTTAAATATGGAGTAACTCAAACTGACTTGGATCGTGGGTATATCAATGTATCCGACATTGACAATCCAGCAAATGATCCAGAAGGTCCAAAGGGAGAAGATATAGTTTCAGTGGTCAAAGTTTTTAGATTTGGAACTTTATCTGGAGTCAATATGTTTGATGTTCGCTACCAATTAGCACTTACAGATTACTTTGGAATTAATCGTGGTCTTAATGGAAGTCAGTCAACTCCTCTTGCTGGGTATCAAGTCACTATGTCTTACATCAGTTTACTTGAACAATTCTTTAGTCCAGAAAAAGGAATACGATTCAGCAAAGTAACAGATAAAATCTATGTTGATGCGTTTTCGCAAGATATTCCTCCTGGTCATTATCTTGTAATTGAAGCATATGCTGCATTAGATCCAGACATACACACAAAAATATATAGCGATAGACTATTAAAGAAATATGTAACTGCTCTTATTAAAAGACAATGGGGAGCAAACATGTTAAAGTATGATGGAGTCCAATTACCAGGTGGTATTACCTTCAAGGGTCAGCAAATATACGATAGCGCAGTACAAGAAATAATGATGATTGAACAAGAGTTTGAACGATCATACGAATTGCCAATAGATTTCATGATAGGATAATCAATGCCTACGAATCCATACTTTAATGAATATATTGGTGAACAAAACTTACTTCACGATTTAACCATTGAAACAATCAAAACAATGGGTAGGGATATGATTTACATTCCAAGAGAATATGTAGATCGTGATTTAGTGTTTGGTGAAGATGTTTTATCTCAATTCAAGGATTCGTTTATAATTGAAATGTACATTCAGAGTGTCACGGCATTCGGTTCTCAAATGAACATCATCAATAAATTTGGAATTAATATTACGGATAAAGTGACCTTACAGGTAGCAAAAAGAAGATTTGATAAGATTGTAACTGAAACTATTCCAGAAATCAAAACCCCAAGAGAGGGTGATCTAATATATTTTCCATTCAACAAAAGTCTATTTGAAATAAACTATGTTGAAGACAAAATGCCGTTCTTTCAATTTGGAATATTAACAACATATACACTCACATGTGAACTCTTCACATATTCTTATGAGAAGATTCAGACTGGAATCGAAACAGTGGATGAGGTTGAAGAAAAACGCAGACACAATATGTACTACTTTCAGATTTCTGGTGCTCCAATAACTGGATCAAGCACATTCAAGCGCGGAGATTTGATATATCAAGTACGAGGTCAGACTGGTGCTGGAGTTACATATTCAAATGTTACGGCAGAGGCAACGATTGTAGAAATTACTGGAGCATTCACATATGTTAAGGGTGTCAGTGGAATCTTTGCTACAGGTCCAAGCGGAACACAATCGGTTAAGAGCAAGAATACAAATGTTGAGTATTACCTATTGAATTACAATGAGACAAATGTCAATCTATCAGTTGATCCAATCGGTGGTATTGAAGAAATTGAAAATGATATTTATGCTGAAGCAGCAGACAATGAACTTAATTTTAGTAAAGATAATCCATTCTCCGAGGACTGTGCCTAATGTTTAAAGTAGGACAATCATTCTATAACGAATCCATAAGAAAAATAGTTCTGGCATTTGGTTCTATTTTTGAATCTGTATATGTGATTCGCACAGAAACAGACGGAACTGAAAGAGAACGAATTCGCGTTCCTTTGAGTTATGGAAGCAAGGAAAAATTCATTTGGAGACTTTCTCAAGAAAGTAGTTTATCCAAGAATTCAAGAGTTCAGATAGTTTTACCAAAAATGGGATTTGAAATCACCACTATGCTTTACGATCCATCAAGGAAAGTGAACAGAGTGAATCAAAGATCAAATGTAGTTGGTGGTGTATACAAGAGCATGTATGCTGAAGTTCCATATGTGATTGGATTTGGATTATATGCTTTTACTAGGAATATGGATGACATGTTACAGATTATAGAGCAAATAGTTCCGTACTTTGCTCCAGAATATACAGTAACTGTAAAAATGAACGATCTTCATCCAACCGTGGATATTCCCTTTGTATTGAATAATGTTTCGTTGAGTGAGGATTATGAAGGAACATTTGAAAATAGAAGAGCACTTATAAGTTCATTTGATTTTACTGTCAAGTCTTACATATATCCAAATATATGTGGATCTACTGGTGGAATAATTGAAAGAACAGACATCAATCTATACGAAGGCGAAGACTCTGTTTCTGGAAGTGAATATGTAGGAGATGTTGGATATACTGGAGATTATCGAACTGGTTCTATAACAAAGGTGACTGGAGATTGGCCTACCCCATGAATGATGAAAAAATAACAGCAGAACAAAAATTATCAGAAGTCTTGGACATTGAAGTGGTTCAACCAATCAAAGAAGAGAAAAAGGTAGACTCTTTTATAAAAGAGGTAAAGATCAAAAGAAAAGACCAAGTTCGTCAAGACTATGACTCCGCTCGTAAAAATATGAAAGAACTGATTAGTAGAGGGTTTGAAGCAATTGATGGAATTATGCGTGTAGCAGAGGCGGGCGATTCTCCTCGCGCATATGAAGTTGCTTCAATTCTCATGAAAACCGTGAGTGAGATAAACACAGATTTAATGGGTATTCACAAAACAACCGCTGATGCTTTAGGCACAAATAAAGTTGTAAAAAATACAACAAATAATTCAATCTTTGTTGGTTCAACTCGCGATCTTCAAAATCTTATAAATCAATCGCGCAGTCAACTAAAAGCAATACCAACGGAAGAAGTGGACAATGACAGCTAAAAAAGATGGTTATCTTGGAAATCCAAATCTTAAACCTGTAGGGGTTCAGCAACAATTTACACCAGAACAAGTCAAAGAGTACATTAAATGTGCCACTGATCCTGTTTACTTTGTTGAAAAATATGTAAAGATTGTTGCTGTAGATAAGGGTCTTGTTCCTTTTGAAATGTATGACTTTCAGAAAGATCTAATCGCCAAACTACATGCCAATCGTTTCGTTATAGGAAAACTTCCTCGTCAGGTTGGAAAGACGACAACTGTAGGTGCTTATTTGCTTCATTATGTTTTGTTTAATCAAAATATGAATGTTGCTATTCTGGCAAACAAACAATCCACAGCAATTGAAATTCTGGGCAGAATCAAGATGGCATATGAATATTTGCCAAAATGGTTACAGCAAGGTGTGATTGAATGGAACAAGGGTTCTGTTGTGTTGGAAAACGGGTCTAGAATTTTAGCAGCGGCAACCTCTTCGTCTGCGATTCGTGGTGGATCCTTTAACTGTATTCTCCTTGACGAGTTTGCTCACATTCCTACACAAATTGCTGAAGAGTTCTTTACCTCTGTCTACCCAACTATTACTTCTGGTCAATCAACCAAGATGTTTATTATCTCCACCCCCAACGGTCTTAATATGTTCTATTACTACTGGAAGGGTGCTATAAACAATCAAAATGGTTATGTTCCATTTGAAGTTCACTGGAGTCAGGTTCCAAAATACCCAGGTGGTCCTCTTCGCGACGATCAATGGAAACGGGAGATGATTAGTAAAACTTCAGAGAAGCAATTCGAACAAGAGTTTGAATGTGACTTCTTGGGAAGTTCAAATACTCTAATCGCTCCATCAAAACTTCACACTTTGGTCTACTCAAAACCCATTCTTCGCACAAAGGATGGAATGAGCATTTACCAAGAACCAATAAGAAAAGATCCAGATAATCCAAAAATATACGACCATATTTATTTTATCACTGCCGATGTCGCAGAGGGTCAGGGAAAAGATTATACTGCTATGACAGTAATTGATGTCACTCAATTCCCGTATAAGGTGGTCGCGACATATAGAAATAATACGGTATCCCCATTACTGTTTGCTTCGGTTATCAAAACCGTTGCTAAAAAATATAACAATGCTTTTGTATTAATTGAGATCAACAGCATTGGTGTGGAAGTGGCAAATGTACTTCACACAGATCTGGAATATGAAAATATTGTCAAGACTGCCATGATGGGTAGAAAGGGTCAAATAATCACAGAGGGATTTGGTGCTACAAAAAAGGTTCAAATGGGTGTTAAGACCTCTGTAATTACTAAAAAGGTCGGTTGTCAAGTTCTAAAGAACTTAATAGAAGAAGACAAACTTATCGTAGAAGATGCTGATGTTATCTCTGAATTTACAACATTTATATCTAAAAAACAAAGTTTTGAGGCAGAAGACGGTCACAATGACGATCTTGTAATGTGTCTGGTTTTATTCTCATGGGCAACAAGACAACAATACTTTAAAAACCTAACGGAGATGGATGTTCGCCTTGCGATGTATCAGCAAGAAATAGACAAAATCGAGGATGATATGCTACCGTTTGGATATTTTAACGACGGAATCGAAGACATTGAAGATCTAGAAGAAGACAAAAATTGGGCGACAAATGAAAATTGGATAATCACAAACAGAGAGGAATTAAAACTACCTTGGATTGATATCAAAAAATAGTATTAGGATTATTAAATTATCAAGTTCATATTTTAACTACATATAAATAGCAATTTATTCCAAGGAGAGACAACATGGCAAGACCAAACATAAGCTTTAGAGTGAATGACGAATCAATGGTCGTTCCAATAACAGAAGGATTCGCAACAACAATTGGTGCTGTTTATAATCCATCAAATAATCTTAAAATTTTAGCAGGAACTACGGCAGAAAGAGATCAAAGTTACTATTTAGTTCAAAACATTTCTGAATGGTATAGTCGTCTTAATGATTATATCATTGGATTACAGGGTGGTGTATCTGCTGCGGCAGGAAATACATTTTATAGTGTCGGTTCATGTGCTGCAAGTTATTTAAATGGAGCATATTCCGCAACTGCTGGAATCTCATCAGGATTTTCGGGTGAGTGGTGGGCAGTTCATAACTTCCTACAATATGGTTCCCCATGCTATGTTGGATTTGGAAATGGTCTAGCAGGAATTACTTCATTTTATGATATTAATTTTGATGTAATGTTCCAAGGATACCCTGGTGCTGGTGCAACAGTTACAAATTATCAAACTGCTGTAACTACAGTTATAGATTATAAAGCATCGTCAGATTTCCCAGCAATTGGTATTGTATATGTTGGATCTACAGCAAACGCAATAACAACAGCACCAGCAACTCCATCTGGAACAAGCTCTAAGGAATATATTAGAGTTTATGGAGAAAAACAACACTTAGACACCACAGGACTCTACACCGTTGAAACTCCATTGGCATCAGATGTTGCTGGTTGTATCATACGCACAGATAGAGATTATTACCCATGGTTCTCTCCAGCAGGAGCAAAAAGAGGAAGAATTTTGAATGTTCTTCGTCTAAAGAGAAATCTAGCACCATCCGAACAAGATATTTTATATGATGCTGGAATCAATCCAGTGGTCACATTTGCTGGTGAGGGAACACTTCTATACGGAGATAAAACAGGAGAAACCGCTACATCCACTCTATCTAGAATCAATGTTTCTAGACTGTTTATGTACATCAAGAAAGCACTTGCTCCTGTTGCTAGATCTATTCTCTTTGAGCAAAATGATGCCATTACAAGATCAAGATTTAAGATTGCTGCTGAAGGGTTCTTAGATAGAATCGTGGGTCAAAGAGGCATTTCAGAATATAAAGTTATTTGCGATACCACAAATAATACTCCAGAAGTAGTTGAAGCAAATTACTTTGTCGCAGATATTCTGATCAAACCAATCACTTCAATCAATTATGTCAGAATTACACTAACTAATAAAGATCTGTCATCTGTTCTTTAATAAATAGAAAAAGAGGTATCTAGAAATGCCAACATTAAACGAGTTTAGAAATAATTTCTTCGGAGTAAGACCAAATAGATTTTTGGTTGAAGCTTCATGGCCTACTGGTGTGCTATCACCAGATTTAAGCGACCTCTTCATTTATGTAAAAGCAGCAGATCTTCCTGGTTCTACAATTGGAACAATCAATGTAGCATGGCAAGGAAGAATAATTAAATTTTCAGGAGAAAGAACTTATGCGGATTGGGTAGTCAATGTTTATGATTCTAACATCCCCGCAAAGGATCTCCGAACAGGATTTGAAAGATGGATGGAAGCAATGGATGGTAGAAATACACATGCCATTAATTATAACCTAACATCTGACTGGATTATTCGTTACAGTGACGTAAATCCAGGTACAGCAGTTACTGAGTTGCCAACTCAAGATCCAGCAAATTTCAACAAATCCGTAAAGTTAAAAAATTGTTTTCCAGTGGATATTGGACCAATTACTTTAAATTATGATGTGTCTGATTCGTTTTCAGAGTTTACTGTACAAATTGCTTATGATTATTGGGAACCATATCAATAAGGATTAATTAATGGGTTTATCTGATTATTTTGGTTTTGTTTTTAGCAAAAAAGAGGAACTAGTCAGTCCCGAGGGTGGACTGACTGGTTCTTCTTCTAACCTTTCGTTTGCTGCCCCAGAAAACTATGATGGAACACAAGTAATAGAAACAGGCGGATTTATGTCGTCTGTCTATGACTTTGGTGGTTCTTTCATGGACGAGAATTCTCTTATTCGTCAATATAGAAG